ATGGATACGATGCGTAAGCATGGCGGAATTATCGGATATCAAGCGCCTTTAGTTTTGGTGGGATGATATGTCACGTTTTTAGTCATCAAGACGCTATATGTAGTGTATGTATGATTCAGGTCACAAAGCGAGCGTGTAAACGTTTGTTATATAAAGAGTTATAAACGGCGTAAAAAACGGCGCTATATATGGGTTGAATGATTATATGACTAGTTGCAATATAGCGACATAATGGCAATCGTGGGAGGTATGTTTTTATGGATTCTGGAATTAAAAACGTTAAGCAAAACATAGCGAAAATATACGCTCGAAAAAAGATAGCTATAATAGGCCTGTGTTATAAATATGCAGATATGGCGTTAAAACGATTCCAGGAGAAACAGCCATCAGGACCATTAAACAAGGGCGAATTCTGGACTAATCAAACTGGCATTGCCCGTGACGAGGTTTTTGCAAACGTTTATGCGGAAAAAGATTTTGTTGGATTTTTTCTTGCACATACAGAAGAATACGGCGTATATTTGGAGCTTGCAAACAATCGACAAAATGAAGCGTTACGGCCTACGGTTATGGCGTTTTATAGCAGGTTTGAACGGGACTTAAAGGCGATATTAGAATGATAGCAGAAATTGTTAATCAGTTAAAAACAGGAACAATAAAAACGGTTATGCCGTATTTGGCGAGTACAACAATGCCATCGCCTCCATATATTGTGGTTAAACCAGAATTATATGTTACCGGTAAAAAGGGCATACGCGTAATTGTGCACTATCTTGTTGGCACTCACATGTATATAGATTCTAGTACGGGTGATTACAAGACGCCTCTTGAGGATTATGTATACAATGAGCTACCGAGTTTGTTAAGAGATTGGAGTTTTGAGAACAATCACGGTGAAACAATGACTGTGTACGATACGCAGGATACAACGGAAGTCGGGCCGGTAAGCGACGATAACACGGTAAGTATGGAGAGGTTGTTTTATATACCTCAACCACTATAAGGAGCATTTATGTATAATAGAGAAAAACGGTTCGGCTTGTATGCAGTATTATTAGGCCGAAGCAATCCAGACGGAACAAAACCAAGTGCGAGTAATTTCTTAGGATTTACCGGCACGGTAGATTTAAGCGATGTGTTAACAGCAGGAGTTGCTAAGTTAAGCGTCAAAATTGACGACGGAACGATAGAGGAAAAAGATGTAACTTTTGACACAGAAGGGGCTGAACCAGTATCTGATATTACAGCAATAACAGTAGCAGAAGCAGTAGCAGCTCTAACCACATCGGCTTTTACAGGCATTACCTGGTCAGCAGGAACAGACGTGAACGGAGAAACTCGGGTTAAGGGTGTGTCTGCAACCGGTACTTATGTACAAGTTACCGGAGATTTAGCCGCTGCAATGGACTTTGGCGAAGGCGTTACATACGGCGGTAAAGGACTTGAGATATTTAAATATATCGGCGATCAAGAAATTGGCTCAGGTCTTACTAGTGATACCGATAAAATCGACGCACAAACAAAAGACAGCGAAGGACCTACTGGTGGCGTAACTCGTATGAATATCCCAGCAATCCGCTTAGGTGTTACTGCGGTACTCACCGTTAAAGTTGACGACTGGGGAACTCGTGAATGCGTTGAGCGCGGTACATGGGATCGTACACTTGATACCTACACACCGCCAACCGTTGCCGATTCAAACGATGTCCCTATTTTTTGGGTAGAAGCATTTGCTCCTTTATCATCTAAATCAAACAACAACTTAGGCGACGAAGGTGCAGTTGAAAAGAAAACTTTATGGAATTGTCAAGGTTCTGTTGACGATCCAGAGTATACTTTTGACTGGTCAGCCAGAAACATCAATATCACTGCAAGTGAGTACACAAACGAAAGTGGCGAAACTGTTGCAGCCGATAAATACGAGCGCATGAGTAAAGCCGATTATACAGCTTTAAATTTGAGCGATGTTTAATTTATTAAAAAATATGGTGAGGCAGGAGGTTAATTCCTGCCTCACCCCGAATACAAAAGATCCTCCTATTGGATACAACCCCGCAGAAGTTATTCGCGGGGCGCTGTTTAACTGGGTGCAGGTACCTGTAAACGGAACGTATGTTTGGTGTAAATTGCGCTGCCTGAACGGTGCGCAATCTGAAGTATGTGGAAAAGTTACACTTGTCGAACTGCTTAAACAAAAAGAGACTGTTAAGGATTTTGACAAGCTTGCAGAAATTAGAAACATACAAGAAAATTTATGCAAGGCTGTTTTAGTGTATCCTAGTTTTAACGAAATAGAAAAAATTATATTCGATGAAGATACTGTAATAAAAGATAAACGCGATAGACTTGCAGAACTTAAAAAAGTTGATTTGTCAAGCCTACCTAAAGAGCAAAAAGCTGAATTACTTGCTGATATGGAAAAAGAAGAAATGTTTATCTCATTTTTATTACCAGAAGATATGTTTGCGTTTTTAACTTCGTGGGCGCTATGCGTTGATGTGTCGGATATAAAAAAAGTCAATAAAGAAATGTTACTACACGCCGGACTGCTTGCGAGAGCTGGACATGATAATCCAACAGCCCATTTAAGCGGTGTGTTTACTGACAGGGATCCTGACGATTTGAATGAGGCCGCATGGTCGGTGGTAGCAGATTTTGACAAACAAAGAGATATTGCAAGAAAAGCTAAACGAGGTAAATAATGGCAACAGCAGCGGATTCTGGGACAGCAGCGGATTCTGGGACAGTATACACAAGCGTAAGAGTTAGACTTAATTTACTCGATGGCGATATAAAAGGCCTATATGCACGGCTTGACGCCATGGATGCTAAAATGTCATCCAAAGTAACTAAAACAAACGATAAAACCGCAAAGTCATTTAATGTTATGGGGCTTGCTGGGGTTGTAGCGTTTGCTGGCATATCCAAAGGTGTAAAATCTGTTATATCTACTTACTCTAATTTTGAGCAGAAAATGGCAAACGTTGCCTCTGTTGCCGGTGCCTCTGCTGCCGATTTTGACAAACTAACCGCCGCCGCAGAAAATGCAGGAGAGAAAACACGATTTACTGCAACTCAAGCCGCCGATGCTTTGTACTATTTATCATCTGCTGGTTATGATGCAACTCAATCAGTCGGGGCCCTTGACGGAGTTTTACAACTCGCGCAAGCAACCGGAAGCGACTTAGCAACGACCTCATCAAGTATGGCTGCGACGTTATCACAATACGGCCTCGTTGCAGAAGACGCAGGACGTGTGTCAAATGTTTTTACTGCTGCGATTACATCATCTCAAGCAAACATGGAAAAACTTACCTCTGGACTTGCTCAAGCAGGGCCTGTTGCCGGATCTTTAAATATATCACTCGAAGAAACTGTAACAAACTTAGACGCATTATATAATAAAGGATTTAAAGGTGAGCAAGCGGGTACTGCACTTAGAAGTATCATGCTTGATCTGGTAGATCCAACAAGCGAAGTAAACGCTGCACTCGCAGCTCAGGGCGTTACGTTTGACCAGGTTAATCCTAAAACAGTCGGCTTAACTGGTGCATTTGAAAACATGGCAGCTGCTGGTGTTGATTTAACCACAGTATTTGGTAAAGAAGCAGCATCTCAGGCTATTGCACTTGTTGATGTTGCAGGCGATGCTACTAAAAACCTTACAACCATGGAAGCGCAAATAACCGGCACAACAAAAGCCATGGAAGCAATGGCTACTCAAAACGACACGCTCGCAGGAGACATGGACCTTCTAAAATCACAAGCAGAGTCAACAGGTAATAAATTTGGAGAAGAATTTACTCCTATATTACGCGCGGTAGCCGTTGCGATAAAATATGTAATTGGTTGGATCGGTAAAATGCCAGCTCCATTGCTTGCCGTATCTGGAGCCGCCGCTGTTGTCGCTGTTGGTATAACCGGGGTTACTAGCGCGCTATCAGTTTTTGGTATAGCTCTTAGTATTACAGCCCCTGCACTTGTTGCTATTGGAGCTGCACTTACTGGCGTGGTTGCTGCTGGTACATTAGTTGCAAAGCATTTTAGCGATCAAAAAAATATTACCGAAGATTTAAATTCGGTAACTGCTGACTTAATAGAAACTGGTAATGAATACAATGGGGTACAAAAAGAACTAGCAACAAAAGCGGAAACATTGACATCAGCAGAAAAAAAAGTACTCGAAAACAGAAAGAAATTACTTGCCATTAAAATGGCTGATGAGATGTACAAGTTGTCTACAGCTTATGACAAAACAAATGAAGTAATAGCAAAACATAAAATACAACTCGATAAAGCAGATGAAAAAACAAAAGCATACGAAAAAAGCATAGAAAGTTATAAAAAGCAAATGACTGAGCTTGGAAGAACTCAAGAAGAAATCAATTATATGATTGAAGAATATAAAAGTAAAGAACTAGAAAATCTTTTACACAAACAATCAAACGCACAAGGAGAATTGACAGACGCTGAAAATGCACGGCTAGAAAGCATAAACGGTATGGCGCAGGCAGTTGTAAACGGAACAAGTGATATAAGCAAATACAAACTTATAAATGAGCCTCTCTATAATGAGATAATGGCGCAAGTCGACGCGTTAAATGCGCTAAAAAAATCACTCGAAGGCGCAGGTGACGAAACTGGCGATTTAGCCACAACCACGCTAAAATGGCAAAAAGCACTACAAGACGCGTTAAGTGTTAGTGATGTATCTCTTGGCGCAAATGCCGTTGCTGAATATACCGATAATATGGACGCACAATTAAAACTCGCTATCGCCGCTGCTAAGGCTACCGGTGGTGATGTTGCCGAAGTGTACGAAGATTACGCTAGTGACGTATCCGACGCTATAGGCTCGCTTATAATGAGCGGCGAATACTCCGCAAGCGAAGAAACTATAAAATCACTTATAGCATACATGGATAAGCTCAAAAAAAGCAAAGAAGATGTTGATTTTAGCACTAAGTGGACAACCACAACAACAGATACAGGTACCGGAGACGAACTAGCGGCGCTAGAGGCTGAAAAATCCGCGGTACTCGCTAAAGCAACTGAGCTTGGTGTAGATACTACTGCAATAGAGCAATATTATCA